GTGCTCGATTATCTCAACATCATCATTCATAATGAGCATGTTGAATTCTACTTCATCGAGATTGTTGTACTCTTCCCGATTCCAATCCTCTGCTTCATCCCACCAACACTTAACGATACCATTCTTTTGTAGAAGCGCATCAGTGAACCAGGAGTAAAGGATTTCCCAACCAGGGTTGTCACGCATGAAAACATAATTAACGTAATCCGTGGCTTGCTTGGCTGACTCTACATCCTCTGGACCCTGCGGATTAAAAACAACCACCTCATCACCTGATGCAAAGATCTTCATCAGTGAAGGTTTGATCCATTCAATCGTGTCCATGACACTGGAGTCTACATACTGGCTTCTTCCTTCCACCTCATTTCCAAAGGGAAGACCATAGTAGTAGAGCATCGCATCTTCACGCTGCTTGGAGATCTCACCACCATACCCAAGCGAGTCTGTTATCTCTCCCCGTATTCTACTTAGAATTTCGTCATCAGTTAGTTTCATACAATGCCCATGTTTTTATATTCAATTTCCTTACTCCAGTCTTCTTCTCCACCAGAGATTCCAAATCTATCCATTGATTGAAATGCGTACCTTGTTGCTGACATTAAGTCATCCCTTACGGGTACGATTTTCCCTGCCTTTCTATGATACATCCTAAACTCCTCAAACCAGTCAGAAAGTGTGGAAAACACCTTAAATCGGTCATTTTCCATAGCTTGAAGCATAGCCATTATGCCTGTTTCTATGGAGTTTCCACCCTTCTTTTCCCCTAAAGCAGGGGGGTTTGTGAAGTGATCCATGAGCATATTGATGCCATGACTCCTGTATTGGTCTGCTAGACCTGGATTCCCCATAGAATCCTTCCTGTTTCCATCATGGGGGAACACCATTGGTATCCAATTGGGTCTGGTTTTGATGTAACCAGAGTGAACGTGCGGTGTGGCTTTAGACATTCGATGGCAATCATAGAGATAATAAGTATCTTCTTCCCTATCCCATGCTAACCATACTACCGCTGTGGGATGATCGTAACCAAAGTCTATCGCTGACAGCCTAGCCCACTCTGTTGGGATTTCAAATGGCTCTACAATCACCTTGTCTTCCTGTACAGGGAAGACCAAGCCTGAACCTATGGATGGTCTACCGTATCTCCGCATCTCCCTTTCGTGAGGGGAATAGGAAGAAAGGATCTGCTCCATCACCAATTCGTTAAGGTGCCCATGCTCTCCATTCATGGAGATGACTTTCTCTGAAGCATCATCCCAGGTTGCGTTTGTTAAAGACTGCCCTCGTTGGAGGTTGTTCATGAAGGATGCAACTGTCTCTGTCATCCCCTGTTCGGGGGTGAATGTCATATAAACCATCCCCCTCCTGTCTAGCGTTCGGGTTACAGCTTGCGAGTATATATCCCTTGAAGGTTCCTCGTCAAGCCAGATCACATCTACGGATCTACCCTGCCACTTCTCTACTCCCATCTCATATGCCTTGAAGAATAAAGAAGAGTTCCCACCGCTAACATGCTTAATGAGTGCCACACTCTTAGCGTTAGGTACTCCAGGTTTTCTCTCGGTCTTTATTATTAGATTTTTCGGTATAGTACCGGAACCGAAAGCTTCTGGATCATCGGGGGAACCCAATAATTCAAACTGAACAATGTCTCTGGTTGTCTCGTTGGAGACACCACCAGCCCATGCTATCACGGGTTGGCGATAAGTTCTGCCTTTCCACCAATCTGGATAGAATCCAGTTAAGTGATAGGAAAGCTCCATACTACCACAGAATGACTTACCAATTCTGTTAGCAGCCATGAGAAGTCTTTGGTTACAATCCTTCCCTGTCTCGTGGAAGGTGGATTGGTATGGGTAGGGATCGTATGTATCAATCCTATTATACCTCTCCCTCTTACGTTGTTCACGTAAAAGTTCTAAACTTCTAATGTTTGATGAGTGCGTTGAGTTCCCTTTGGATTTCCTCATCTGACATTCGCTCTACGTTTGTCTGTTCAATGCGTTCTACAGGTTTCAGTCCCGCTCTATCCAGAAGATCCTTGATCGCCCCGAGGCGTACGCTTTCGCTCTCTGCCTTCTGTGCCAGTTCTGTAAGCCAATGTATGCTTGCGGGAACCTTGTCTTGAAGTATCTTTTGAGTCTGTTCATGTATTTCATTGCTGAGAAGTTTCTTGAGTTCGTATCCCTTCTGTTTAGCTGTCTTTTGGGAATAGCCAGCCTCCACTGCAGACTTGGCTGCATTGCCAGTAAGTGAATAATACTCAACAAATTTCTCTTGTCTTTCGGTCACCGCCTTCCACCTCTCCTGTCTTCAAATGCCCAAGGATCTACAACTGGTTGCTTCTTCTTTTTCTGAATGGTTGGCATGAAAGAGAAGCTATCTACTTGGGCTGTAATATCCTGTAATGCTTGGCTACCAGGAGTGGTGTATCTTTTAACGATAGTAGGATCAACCTTTGCTAATTCTACTATAGCCTTCAGCTCATTCTTCACCTTCTTTCCTTTGGAAGCATTGTCTAATGCTTTCTTGACTTCTGATGCCACCACTACCTGCTCTTCAACTGAAGTGCGCTTTTCCTTTGGTTTCTTTTTGATTTCCACAACACGCTCTTCGCTGACTTCCTCTTCTTCATCACCTACCGCTGGACCGCTTGGTGCTATCGTATAACCACCCTCCGCAAAACTAGGAACAATAAACGGGGAAGGTTCTACAGTAGGAATTGGCTCAGTAACCATAGCACTACCAGATGAAGTAGTCGGTGGGAACCAAGTAGGTTCTCGTTGCTCCCTCTCAAACTCTACATCCCTGGCAACTGATGCCTCTGCCCCTGGGATTAGGTTAGCTATCCTATCCTGTAGTGCTCCCCAAAATCCTTCAGGGGCACCCTGGACTCCTCTTATAGCCTCTTGACGCTGTTCTATAGTAGGTCGAGTCCAACCGTATTCATCAGGATCAATGAAAGCACGTTCATACCATTGAGCCATTTGATCTCTTCGATTCCAATCTTCTCTGGCAGCATCCTGTACTGGTCCACTAAAGTTGATCTCATCAGTTAATGGTACTGATGTGTCAATCGGGAGTGCCTCATCATATGGTCCCCTAATGATTAAATCACCACCTGGAGCAGCTTGCTCTAAAAGATCTGAAAAGCTTATATCACGATTTTCCCCACCCCACCCAGTATTGAATAGATCTTTAGTTACCTCTTCTGGTGCATTACCTTCCGGTACCCCCCAAAACCAAGATGCCGAAGACTGTAAATTTACAGGTGGTATAGAAGAAAGTACAGGAACATTAGACAAAGGTTGCCAGTCTTCAGAAAAACCACCAACAATTCCCTGCGCTTTATCACGAATCTCGGTACCCAAGTTTAATGTGGGAGAAGCCCATGATGCTACACCAGCATGACCCATTGCATCCATTTGATCATTACTGTAACCCTGTTGTAAGGTAAAAGCATTGATTCTATCTTTAGCTTCTTTAACATCTCCTATACTATAGGGATTTAGCCCCTTGAATAAAGATTCTCCAAGAGGTACATTAACGTCATAGTTTTCTAGTGCTTGAGCAGTTGCAAAAGAAGGTGAAACAGAAGATGGTGGGAGTGCGGGCATTACTTTGCCATCCTCTTGAATGTCTGTGCCAACCTGGCTTGTTGCTTTGTCAGCTTAGAAGCCTTAGAACCCTTCTTAAGGACTTTTCTGGCATATGCCTGTACGGACATCCCCGCTCTCTTAGCTTTCGCTGTGAACGCTCCTGGTCGCTTTACAGCACCCTGTATCCAATCAGCCATTAGAGATTCTTTATTACAACCTTCTGGTATTTCTTATGTCTTGCACCACTACCCGCACCCTGTTTACCTAGAGACTTCATCACAGCATCCCAGGGATCTTGTGCTTTTCCTGATTTTCCCGGTTTCTTTTGAGTATCAATCTCAACAGCAACGGGATCAGGGTTGGAGAATTTATAACCTTTCATTAGCCTCTACCTCTCTTCTTGTTTGCCTTCAGTGTATCCCTTTTATGCCTTGCCATTCCCGCAGGAGTATAAGGGTAATGTACTTTCTTTCCTTTCTTAGTTGTTCTTGTGGGCATATTAGATATTCCTTATGAATGATAAAAGACCCCTCCAGTGAGGGGGATGGATATATATATAAAAAAAATAAGCCAGGGGGGTGCCATGCCCCTTCTTCAGACTTCCTTTTGTTCTCGATCAGAAAAGCCCTGGATTCAGCTAAACCCTTCAGTATGGCATAACTAGTGGCTGGTTGTCAATACTGTTCTTTTATACAGTGGTTCGGAACCGGTTGGTTTGAACTGATGTGTGTGTGAGTGGGAACAATAGGATTCTCTCTATCTTTGTTCTGTCTCTTAATAGATCCACTTGTTCTTCTGAGTAGCTTGTACCTTATAGAGTG